AATAGTTTTTGTTTCAGTTCGTTCCATAGTTAATAATAAAATCAATTCCCTCTAAGCGCGCTATTCACAATATATACATTTCTGCAAGGGTCAACACTATACCCAAGCTAAATCTTCTACGATGCGTGCGGTGTGCAGCTTGCACACATCGTAGTTGTTCCCACACTCCGGGAACAAACCCTGCCTCAACAAATGTGGTACCAACACACGTGTGAAGCGCTCGTAATAAGAACGGCCTCTCATGGAAACTTCCACGAAAAACTGGTTCCACCGAGCATTTTTATCGTCGTGAGACATATCTCTAAACTGTTGACTTTCGTACAACAGCTGTTTAGCATTAGTCTCATGCTTATTGGCTAAAACAATCCCAGAAGGGCTGTTATAAAACGTACGACATAAAAACTCTACAGGCTCGTCACTGACTAAATCGGCTGAAACCTTACCCGCTGCGTAAGGCACTCCGGGATCGTCAATGAGCACTTTAAACTCTTTGATAACTCCGTCTTTGGATATGGGTTGGGGTTTCATTCCCAAGTCTATCGATGCCTGGGCCAACGTAGTGTAGCAAAATCCCTCGTCGATTAACTTATCGCTAGGAACTGCTGCACAATCATCACCATGCACGGATATAGCCACTTCATCAATCTTTTTAACGTCACTTATGTCTAGGGGTGTCAAATGACTCTTACCTAAACACGTCACGCTATAATTGATCAATAGATCGTTAGCCGCGCCATTGCCCACACTGGTGACCGGAGAACCGGAAGCAAGACCAGCCTCAAATTTTACGACATAAGCTGAGGTAAAAGTTTGAGGAAACAAGACATAAGGGGATACTATAATTTCGTACAGACATTCTAATACCCTCCTATCCTCATTAGTGAACTTGGTAGCCGAAAACATAACCATCTCCAACGCCGTCCTATAAAAAGTGCTATTAAGCAAAATGTCCCACTGACTAAAGTCCAAGTCAGTGGCAACTTTCACGGGAGAGTCTTGCTTCACACTCGTAAGATGTGATAACAGTCTAGGCCCGTCTTCAAAAGGATTGGCGTAAATAATGTTGGTGGCAAAACCCAAAAGTTTGTAAAAATACAAGGCTTCACCCATATACATTAATATGATGATGTTCAATATGGCACTGTATGCATAGACACACCGAGTATTCTTGCCAGCTTTTCTATGTTCATCCTTAGGCATAGCCATGACAAACAGCTCGCGGTCCTCGTAGTTTACTACTCCCTGTTTAAAACTAGAAAGTATCTTGTTAACTCGAGACTCGATGTCTCCATAAAACGGAGAAGATTCTACCTTACCCGTTTCTCCGAGATAGGCAGCTTTGGTCAAACCTTTTGGCAGTCCAAACCATTCGTTGGACATACACCCCATAATTCCCATACTGGTAGTACGTGACATCGCGGGCAAATGTCCATTTCCGTCGATTACCTCCTTTATAGAAAGGACTCTAACGTCGACGTCGTTGGCGGCAATATTAGCATACTTGCTCATTTGGCGCTTGCGATGTGCGACTACAGCATCGAGTCTATCCCTATTTATCGGGGGCTTGGACAATGGTCTGCCCAACATGGCCTTCTGAGTGTCCTTGATACCAACGGACATAGCTTCATAATCATATTTGGGCTTAATGTCACTACTAACCACATCTTCATACATCGCAGTGCGCATAGTCCTAGGTCGTATTGCAGGCAGTCTAGCGGCAACGGTTCCCACAACACATTGTGTCCTAGTACCGTCTATTTCCACCTCGCCTGAAGGAATCATGTTGGGAGCTTTCTCATAAATGAGTTTGTGCCCGTATTCCTCGACATGAATTTTAACATGAGCATCATAATCTTCCTGAGAAAAATGCAAGCATATGGAACTCACGTTATTACCAGAAACATGAATTCCTAGAATTTTCGAAGAAGTAGCATACATACTGCCACACTCGCCGAATGCTCCGACAACTTTGCTAGTTACAACAGCACGAGAAGCGTGAAATTGGGGTTCCGCATTAGAATTCCCATATTCATCGTTTTCGTCACACAGTCTATTGTACGAAACTGCTGCTCTGCAAACTATAAGCTGATTAAAAGTCATATTTTTGCCATCATGTTTGGAAGATCCATACACGACGTCAAACGGAGCAACTGCACACCTCTCGAACTCTTTACGAGTCATAAAGCGGTTACGCATATCGCTCTTAGTCACATCACGCACATAAAAACTCATTATATCGTCTTCGGAATTGCTGGTGGTGCCGCATACTGTTTTGGTTAAGTCCATATCAGTAGCTGTAAGGCGCAACGATCTTCCATTACTGTAGCGTAGTTCGCAAAACCCGCAAGGGTTTAACTCGAAAAACGATGCAATACGGTCGGCGTAATGACGTGGAACAAATAAAAGCCTACCTGATTGCACGCAATACGCAAGATCCACAGTGTGCGTATCGCCTATCAAGACCATTTGAGCACAATTGGACAAGCAGGATTTAATGACGTCTATGGTGGTGTTATCCATAGTGGAACCCTGTGTATAAGTAGCTAAACGCATAGCGCTGGCTTTAGCAGCGGCCTCTTCAGCCACGCTTTTACCTATCGCTCGCATTTTAGCTCTCACGGCCTTAGCAGAGACACTGCTCACCACAGTTCCGCTCTGTATCGCCACGCCTGTAGAAAAGAGATAATCGTACAACGATATACCACATCTCCAAGTGGCTAACAAACCCAAGACTCCAAGTATCTGGTAGCGGTAACCATAAATGGCTGTGCCGATGGTCTTAGCGCTATTGACTATAATGTCCTTGCACGTTTGCCACCACGTCTTAACCTCTATTTGTTGGAAATAGGCTTCAAACAAAGCAAAAGAGCTCGAGGGAAACATCATCCCCCCCAACTTAACATATTTCTCCATAGGATCAAATGTAAGAGGGACGCCCGTGGTACCCTGGTGAACTGTCAGATCAGTCACGGGCGCTCCCCCAAATAGGTACTCTTTAACGGTTTTTAGCCACGCGCTAAATCGTTCGAATATGCTCTTACTGGCGTCGACGGTTAGCCGATACTTCTGGCGAAGAAGATCGGCACGTTCGTCGGGAGCTACGTATTCCTCGGGCTCATACTCGGGGAAATACTCACGAATTTGGTCAGTAAAAGCATCGAAATACTTCTTTGACAAATCGTTGTGCTCACTGACACGTTGGTCATAGAGTTTATGCAACTCTCTTAACCACTCCTTGACAGTAAAATCTTTGCCAGAACACACTTCAGTTTCGGGATCGAACTTAGTAACATACAAATGTTTAAAGGTGGGGTCATGGTCGGTACCTAATTTAGAACGGTCCAGCTCCCTAAAACGACGGGGCAATAATTCTTCCCCTTCGCCTTTTAAACAGTAATCATCCCCTACCCATACAAGCCAACCACTCTCTTTCGCTCGATTAAGAGGGGCATCAGGCACATTGTATTGTACCTTCAACTGGTTTATTAGGGTAGGTCCCATAACGTTGGTGCCGTATATGACAAGCTTTGCGTGAACCTTGGTCTCCTTTACGAAGGCTCCGTCCACTTCGGCTGTCCTGTTGGATCCCAACTGAAATATTAATGACTCGGCTTCGTGCATTTCTTGCCCCAAGGCCACACGTCCTATCCTGTAATCGTCCATGGCCAAAACCACAGGGCACGATGACAAGTTCAAGTATTTGGCATCAATCTTGAGCCATTTTACATAATTCTCTTTATTCTTTTGAATTTTTCTGAGCATTTCGATATTGTCTTTATACATATAAGCTAATTGACTATCTATGGCTTGTGGTATTAAACGGGACTTTCCTATTCTGGACGCACCGTATAACGCCACTGCGACTGGTCTAAAAGCTACATCGGCATTTGACAACCCAGAAGAATCATACATAGCGGCTAAAGGAGTAACTTGTTTCAAAAGTGCCTCGATAACACGAATAATATCGGACCTATTTGGCACTTTGCAATTGGGCTTAAGAAGCAAATGATGATAATCTTTGAGCTCCTTGGCGACTTCAGACATACGCCTCATAGCGTCGCCTGAAATTCCGTCGACGGCCATAACCGCAAAGGCTAAATCTATTTCTTCGCGAATTTTGCGCAGGGTCAAATCGCCGTCCATAATACGGGAAGCAATTCCACTGTCTTCAGAGCCCATCACATATTCTAAACATCCGACTATAAAATCGGTAACTGTTTTCAAACAAAATTCTGCTCCTTGCATTTTCTTACGAATTGAATCGCTTTTAGAAAGGAAAGAATCGAGGTCTCCCGATACTCCAATAGATTTACCAGTCAAGTATGCAAAAATGCATCCCGAAACGCCGGATAAAATGTCGGACATGGCTAAAGCTTGTACTTGATTTCCAATCAATAAGGTCGGCGCAGCAGCGCGTCCCATGACCATATCTGACAACGAACCTATTAAGTTGTCAAATGCCAGCTGTAAACTGGGTAATTTGAATACGTGGTATACCACGCCTACCTGACCAAATGTCATCATAGTACGCAATATAGTACTTTCGGTTTTGTCCTTCAACATCGACAGCCCGACTAGCATTAAAACGGCTTTCACCACGCCAGTCAAATCGTCTGTTATCGAAAACAATGACACCACTTTATCAATGTGAGGTCCGCCCCAGGCTTGCCACTCCTTAGTGTCAGGAAGTGACTCAAAAACCTTGTTAAGACCGGTATTAATATTAATGTCGATGCCTTTATTTAACAATCCCTTAAGTGAAGCAAATTGCTCGTCATCTATCTTGACCGGATCGGCCGAGATTTTTAGAGACGATAATAGTTCCTTAAGATCTGTAATTGTCTCTTTCTCCACCCCGACAGTAACGCCGGGGGTGGGGATGGCTGATTTTATTGCATTGACTATGCCCCCAACCAGGCCAGTTCTTGGCTCTGGCGGGACATTCATTTGCAGTTGGGTCCCCGTTGGGACACAACTCGCATCTACCGCATCGTTGAATTGATTCAACGAACCCTTTCCAATGACGATATCGCTGTCATCGAAGACACTGTAGTCACCAAAAGGGTCTGACCAGGCGTCCGGCCCTGCGGCCCAGGCATCGTATGCATCAAGTCTGTCTTGTGTTAAACATCTGTTCAGACAAGCATTACGATTCCTGCAATTGCGGTAACCACATAAACATTGCGAAGCAATCTCGTCTTCGCAATATAGAGCAGCGCGGCCACCGTCAAGTCGGAACAATTCTTCCCACGACTTTGGGTCTTGTTCCAAAACCCATTCTAGCTCTTCGTCGTCATCTAGAATCAGTTTTTCCATACACTGATAATCATCGTCCGAAGACGCATGAACCTTACCAGAATATGTTGCACCCCATTTCAATCCAGACTGTATTGGTACGACAGTCAGATTAGCACGGGTGCTCGTGCTCTCTTTGTTGGTAATTGCCTCACGCCGCACGTGAGGACTTCGGTTTGTGTTGTTTTTGCCAGAAATCATATTAAATGAACCCGCAGTTTCCTCGAAAGGACCCACATCCGAATATAAGGGATCTCGTCTGAGCGATCACCCCGTCTCTAGATCAGGCGTACAAGTTTTTTGGCAGACTTATACTAGTTTAAGCTCTTCAGCTTGTCTATCAGCGCACTCTACTTATGCTTCCATCGTCTGATACTACAATTTACACTAACTACTGGCTTTCTTTCTCCAGTGAGATACATATATGAATCTTACGCTCACGCGCGCCGGGATAGGCTGTCGCCATTCCCGAGCTCAATCCATTTTTAGATTTGCATTCCCGCATCAGGCATCTTTCTTCTCAAGAACAACCCCTCACTCATCGGGACAATTAGTTGTAATACTTCCACTTTTACTCACAGTATCTCCGTCGTACGCGTCCTGGGCTGACACCCATTACAGGCTCAGTTCAACATAAACACCAACGTAAC